GAACTGGATGATGCCGGAGATTCCGCTGAAAAGAATAAGGGCAAATTTGAAAGCCTCGGTTCTGTCTTAAAAGGCGTCGGTGTGGCAATGGGAGCGGTGGTCACGGCTGCCGCTGCCGCCGCAGTTTCCCTTGGAAAAGCAGTGGTAGAATCCTACGCAGAATATGAACAGTTGGTCGGTGGTGTCGATACGCTGTTTAAGGATTCCTCTGCTGCACTGCAGGAATATGCAAACAACGCCTATAAGACGGCGGGTATGTCGGCAAACGACTATATGTCAACGGTCACATCTTTTTCTGCCTCCCTTATTTCTTCCCTTGGAGGAGATACCGAGGCGGCAGTAAAGTATGCGGATATGGCCATTACAGACATGGCGGATAACGCCAATAAGATGGGTACGGACATCGGACTCATCCAGAACGCATACCAGGGATTTGCCAAGCAGAATTATACAATGCTGGACAACTTGAAACTCGGCTACGGCGGCACCAAGACCGAAATGGAACGTCTGCTTGCCGATGCACAGGCAATTTCCGGCATTGAGTATGATATCAGTTCTTATGCAGATGTGGTTTCCGCTATCCATGTAATTCAAGAGAGCATGGGTGTGGCGGGTGCAACGGCAGCCGAGGCGGAACACACCATTGAGGGTTCTTTGAACTCCATGAAGGCTGCCATCGATAACCTTATCGTCGGTTTCGGTAATGCAGATGCAGACATTGAAATGCTCTGTAACAATGTGGTGGATGCGTTCCAGGATGTACTGACAAATATCACTCCTGTAATCGAAAACATCATAGCAGCACTGCCAACGGCTCTGAACGCCTTGCTTGCAACGGTGGGAGAACTTCTTCCGACCCTTTTGGATACCGTGGTTGACCTGTTTTCACAGGTGCTGAATACCATACTTACCATGCTGCCGGAACTTATCCCTGTGGTAATCGATGCAGTGATGACCATCGTAAATACTCTGATTGAAAATCTGCCGTTGCTGATTGATGCGGCCATTCAGATAGTGATGTCCCTGGTACAGGGTATTGGTGAGGCTCTCCCCACACTGATTCCAACAGCAGTACAGGCGATTATTACCATTGTGCAGAGTCTGATTGACAATTTACCGATGATATTGGATGCGGCCTTGCAGCTTATACAGGGTCTTGCAGATGGTTTGCTTACGGCGATTCCTGTTTTGATAGAGGCTCTGCCTTCCATTATTCTCGCCATTGTGGAATTTGTCATTGGTGCGATTCCGCAGATTATAGACGCAGGCATTCAGCTTCTGACTTCGCTTGTTTCCGCATTGCCGGAAATCATTGTGGCAATCGTGGAGGCAATCCCACAGATTATTGAGGGTATTATCACAGCGGTGCTTGGGGCAATCCCTCAAATCATCCAGGCGGGCATTGATTTGCTCGTAGCACTTATTCAGGCACTGCCGGAAATCATTACAACCATTGTGAGTGCAATCCCGGAAATCATCGGTTCTGTGGTAAATGCCTTAATTGGCAGTATTCCGCAAATCGTACAGGCAGGCG